GGAATTTTTAACTTTAAGCGTAAATCAGCCAGATAAAATATTGCCAATTCTAGGCAAGAAAGAAAGTGTATTTGGTGACTCGTATTATGTAGTTGATTTTTGTAAAGACGAATCAAGTATTGATAATGTAATTAACGAATTACAAAGCCATAGCATGACTAAATGGGCTTACATAGAAGGAAAGGGCAATGAGTAATTTAATTGAGTATATCGGGCAGCAAGAGCATTTATTTTTACCTGTCCTTTCTGATGAGTCAGTAAGTTGGGAGAAAGAAAAGCAATTTGCTATTCAAGCTATACAGGGAAATGATTATCTAGCAAAGATAGCCACCAACAACCAAGCCAGCTTACAGAATGCCATTGTAAATATTGCAAGTATAGGCATTAGCCTTAACCCTGCGTTAAAGCACGCTTATCTAGTGCCGCGCAAAGGCGGTGTTTGTTTAGACTTGAGTTATATGGGTTTGCTTCATCTCGCTCAATCATCTGGTGTTATATTATGGGGGCAATGTAAGGTTGTTCGCGCTAATGATACTTACCAAAATACAGGGCTATCAAAAGAACCTAATCACCTAGCTAATACTTTCGGTGATAGAGGTGAAATAGTTGGCGCTTACTGTACCGTTAAAACTGTTGATGGTGATTTTTTGACGGAAGAAATGAGCATTAAAGAAATTTTTGACATCAGAGCAAGGTCAGAAGCATTTAAAAAAGGTAATGGCCCTTGGAAAACTGACGAAGGTGAGATGATTCGTAAAACAGTTGTTAAGCGAGCTTATAAGTATTGGCCTAAATGTGAGCGACTTGGTTCAGCTATTCAAATGTTAAATGATAATGGCGAAGGAATATCAAACGAAAAAGATGTAACGCCATTTATTGAAAATCCAATTGGAGAGCTACAAAACCTATTGGCCGACAAAAACCCTGATCAATACTTGCCTTGGTTAAAAGTTAATAGCTTTGATGAAGTAACAGAAGACCAAGCCACGGCAGCAGTTTTAATATTAAGGAAGGCTAGATAATGAACATTATAGAAACGTGCGAACAAGGTAGTCCTGAATGGCTACAGATGCGACTTGGCAAAGTAACTGCCTCAAGGGTTGCTGACGTTATGTCAAAAGGCAGAGGGAACGCACCAAGCAAAACAGTCGAATCTTACATGATGGAATTGATAGCCGAAACACTAACAGGGCAATCAAAGCCATTCTTTGAAAATGATGCTATGCGGTGGGGAACGGAAACAGAACCACAAGCAAGAGCGATGTACTCAGTGAATAATGGGTTCGTGGAAGTTAAAGAAGTCGCATTTGTTGAGCATAACGATCAAATAGGTATTTCTCCTGATGGTTTTGTGGGTGATAACGGTTTATTCGAGGCTAAATGCCCCAACACCACAACGCAGCTTAAACGAGCATTGTCTGACGATTACAGTGCTGACTACAAAGCGCAAATTCAGATGCAATTATGGGTTACTGAGCGCGAATGGTGCGACTTTGTTAGTTTTGACCCTAGACTTGATTGTGCAGCAGGATATTTACAGCAACGAGTTTTTAGAGATAAAGAATACATCGAAGAAATGAAAGTAAAAGTATACGCATTCGTTGAAAAAATGAATGAATTAATTAATCAACTAAAAGAGAGCAAGTAGCATGACTAAGCGATTATCAGCAGTAACAGGCGAGTACACAAAAGACGGCCAACAGAAAGCAGAATGGGCGAATATTGGTGTAATAATTACAGGTAAGAACGGAAAAGAATATGTTTTATTAGACCCTACTGTTAACTTGGCTGGCGTTTTATTAAAGCAAAATGTATTAGCTGGCAAAAAGAATGAAGCACCAAGCGACATGGTAATGACTTCAGTTTTTGAAGAAAACCAAGGTGCAAATAACAATAAGCAGCCACAGCAACAAGGCGGTTACGCTCCACAACAGGGAGGGTTTCAACAGAAAGCTCCACAGCAAGGCTACAACCAACAACCACCAGCACAATACAACCAAGGTGATGGATTTAAGCAAGGGTAAACAAGTGCGGTTAATAGCCGCGTAACCTTTTATATTAGCCGGACAAACTTGTTTGTTCCGTGCTGAATTTGTTGTTAGCAGTGAATTGCCGGAGTTATAAAAATGAAATTAGATACTAAAACCGTTGTTGATATAGAGATGGACTCTGCAGAGGCTTGTGCATTAACGAGTATTCTTAATGGGTTTGTCGATCTAAAGATAAACGATAAAGATTTTTTCGACACTTACTCTTTAGGTGAAAGAGAGTTGAATAAAATAAAAGCAATAAGTAAGAAGCTTAATTCTATATCGACGATAATAGATTGAGTAATTCCTGCTAACCATTAATTATGCGGAAAATACGCAGTATTTTTCCGAACATGAATTAGGTTGTTATATTTGCCGTAAACACCAAAGAGGATTTAAAAATGAAAGATGGTAGCTATTGGGTTTATGATAAAAACAGGTATGGATATGAGGTCGTTAGAGTTATAGGCGATAAATTCTATAGGTTTGGGATAGAGTTAGGTTTTAGCGTAGATGCTTTTTCAGTAAATTACGAGTTTACAAAGATTGAAGCACCAAAGGCAATATAACCTTGAGTAAAGCGGCTAAGTGAAAGCTTAGTCTTTATAGCGTAGCGGCAAGCTGTAACGTGTCCGTTTATACGTTTTGTTATGTGTTTTTGACTGGAGTGTGCCGAATGAAAGAATGTAAATGCAAAGAATGCAACGGAAAATTTAATAAATACAGCGATAAAATAGGTGCTATTTACAAAGAGGATAAAAAAGGTGTAAATGTAGATTATTTTATATGTATTGATTGTTTAGATACAAAAAAACACCAGCACCAATTAAATATGCGATGGGGTTGGTCTCACCTTTACGGGGATATAAGCTCAAACGATCTTGATTGGATGAAAATGGTAACTGGAAAAACCTTAGATACTGTGTGCGGTGAAGCTGGATATACATACCTAAACACATAACCTTTGCATTAAAGGGTAAAAACGAATTACACACAGAAGTTAATTATTAACACCAGAAGGAGCAACGCACAGCAAGCTGTTTTTATCCCGTTTGAATGCGTTGTTATGTGGATTTATGAGTAAACAAGATTATAATATTAAGCTGATAACAAAAGAGCAATGCTCCAGTATTTTGCTAAAGTGGCACTACTTAAAGGATATTAGTAAGGGGTTTAAAAGTGGCGTTAACTACGGATTATTCTTGAATGATAATTTATGCGGGGTTTGCATATATACAGGTTTTCCAGTGCCAGAACTAGTAAAAGGCATGTACGGACTTGAAAGGGAAGATCAAAAAGGTTTTTTTGAGTTGAGCAGACTTTGCTTAGAGCCAGAAACACAAAAAACTGAGCATAATTTAGCTAGTTGGTTTGTTAGTAAAACAATTAAAAAGCTGAAAAAGGAATATCTAGTGCGAGCCATTTTAAGTTATGCAGATAACGACCATCATAAAGGCGTTGTATATAGAGCTTGTAATTTTAATTATTATGGACTTACAACAAAGAAGAAAGACTTTTGGATATTACAAAATGATGGTAGTTATATAAAACACTCGAGAGGAAAAACAAAAGGCATAGCTGGCGAGTGGCGAGATAGAAGCCAAAAACATAGGTTTGTTATGACGTTCGATAAGATGCTTAACATGCTTTGGAATAAATCCACATAACCATTAATTATGCGAAAATACGCAGTATTTTTCCGAACATGAATTAGGTTGTTATATTTGCCTAACAACCAACAGGAGCCAAGATCATGAATAAAATATTGATAGTAGGTGATGATGTAGCGACAAAGCTATTAATTGCAAAAATGTTAAAGCAGTTAGGCGAGGAAATGATAGTTGATAGGCCAAGCAATGTTTTTGAAATAACAATACCTAAAGGCTATAACGAAAGAATAGAAACTAATTACACACCAGACCGAGAGCACGGATGGTACAGAAAATTTGAAAAGAATGGCAAAAAGCGCAATTTTAAAAAGGCAATATAACCTTACAAACAGGTGCAAATTACTGCGCCAGAGCGTAGCGACAAGCTGTTATTTGTCGCGCTGATTTGAGTTGTTATACGGCTCACTAATGGAGAAAAGAATGAAACACGATTTAAAAACAGACTCAGTAGTGTTCGAGCAAACAAGACTAGGCGTAAAAAACTTTGAGATTAGGTTTAACGATAGAGATTTTAAAGTTGGGGATACTTTGGTTTTATTGGAAACCGTGCATAGTGGCGAAGATATGAAAGACGGAAGAGATCTTATGTACACTAAAAGAAAGATAAATAAAACGGTGAAGTACATTTTAGAAGGTGGCTGTTACGGGTTAGCTGAAGGGTGGGTAATCTTAGCCGTATAACACTGCAATTAAGCAGAAACGCACAAACACGGAACGGGTAACAAGTTAAATCAAGTACTTAGCTTTTATTTATTCCGTATTTACGGTGGAAAGGTGGAAAGTATAAATCATGTTTCGGTCTTTCGCTCATCAACCAGAGGTAATATCATGTACATAGAAGAGCGTAAAAGCATATTCTGGGTGTGGTCTAGCAGAAAAGCAAGCTTAGATTGTATGCCTCAGTACAAGCTGGATAACTTTAGTGAAGTCATAATTGTTTGTTTAATTAACCCTGAAAGAAGGTGTTATGAATATATTTGAACCGTGGGTGCGGGCTGTTGATATGACATATAGTGATATAGATAGAAATGATCACGATGATAAGCTAGAAAAGCTTTACCCATACGAAGTAAGGCGAACTAGCTTCAAAACAGAGCGAGAGTATCAAGCTGAAATGTCAAGAATATATAAAGCTGAAGTTAACGCATTATCATTTGAGGGAACAAAAAAGAGAATTCAAATAATAGACTCTTTAATTCTAAAGGGCTTAAGAGTATAATAGTACAATTACGCGCCATTTTAGATTGAAAATGAAAGAAATTAAGTCAATAAAAAGAATTTGGTGCAACTGGTGCTTAGGTAAAAAACCTCCGAGCATTGAAAAAGCAGACTTTCTTATACCATACAGAGAAGGCCATTATTGTTTATCAGATGATGGTCTTACTATCGATAATAGAGTTGTAGGCATTTGCAAAGAATGCTTAAAAAGTAGAAATAAGTTCCAGCAAAGTAACACCCAGCCCGTGGATGTTGATCATCCGCATATCGTTTTAAGAAATATATAGGAATTAAGATGAATAATTTTAATGTCAGTAATTGGTTTGAGCAAAGAGCAAAACTTGATATTCAAGCGTTTACAGTTGAAGGTATAGACTTTGAG